TGGTTTCCTTGGAAGCAGACTTGGCCAAAGGCATCACGCCCGGCCCGGACAAGGAATACCAGACGCTGAAAGACGCTGCTTCAAACCGCACATTCGGGAACGACTAGGAGATCGCAATGATCGGCATCTATAAAGGCGTTGGAGTTGACGGAAACCCGGTAGCATTTTTTGACAGAACGAATAGCGATGTCGTGGGTGAATTGCTATCGATGTCCGATGAAGCCGCAAAGGTGGAAGTCACTGTCGACCTTGAAAAAGTTGATTCGACAATACCAGTGAAGCGCGTTGCAGAAGTGCGCGTCGACACCGTTGACGATGACGCCTTTTACGATTTGATGCTCGCCGAAGATACCGAGCCTGCATCAAAGCCGGATGCCGGTCGCAAGCCAAGCGGGGCACCAGGTTCTGTCGTGATCCAATCCTTGATTTTTGCGAAGCCGAAATTCACTGCGGACACTGCGCGAGCGTGGATCAAGTCGCATGATGGATTTGATGATGGATTTGGCGACTATGGAATGGACGACACAGAATCATCGCTTCGTTTCAGGCAATACGATCCATCGTTCTTTGAAAAGCTCAAGACGTCGTCTTTGTCAGACGGTGTCAGTGCGGTGTTCGGAACAGTCAAAGGTTTATCGGAAGATGAAACTGATGATTCCGCCGGCGCAGAGAAAACAGCTCAGGTGCAAATCGCGATTCGCGAATTGAACAAAGCGATCAATAAACGTGGGCTCACAATCCTAAAAGATTCGACCTCAGTCACAAAGGCAGAGGACGGAACAGAGGAGCGGTTTGTGATGTCATTGGTCCTAGAACCCAATGACGGAAAAGACGGTTCACCGTTGAAGCCTGACACCCAGGACGACATCTACTCCAAAGAGGTTGTGCGAGAAACAGCCCACGGGTGGATGGAGAACTTCGGGCACGTTGATTTACAGCACAACTGGAAAGCACTGGGCAAAGAAGAAGTGGCAATCCTTGAATCGTACATCGCCCCTTGTGATCACGAGATTGGCGATAGCACAGTGGTCAAAGGTTCTTGGATGCTCGGCCTCCGTGTGAAGAATGATGTGCTGTGGGATGCGATTAAGACTGGCGAAATCGGGGCTTACTCGGTAGGCGGGAGTGCGAACCGCGTCCCGGAGGATGGCAAGGAGTAATCGATGTCGGACAAGAAAACACAGAAGGGCAAAACATTCCGTCTCGAAAACATGGAGACGCAGTTTGTTTCCCTGGTACGCGCCGGCGCAAATCGACAGACGAAATTCATGCTGGTGAAGCGCGACAACGATGCTGCTTTACCGGGGGTTTCTTCCAGCCCTCAAGATGTGAAATCGTCTCACGAGATTCGTGCAAAGCAATACGGCATTGAACAGCTTGGCGAAGGAGAATTCTTCGTAAAACAAAACGAGCCCAATGTCGAAGAGATGTATGCTGATCCAGTAAACCTGAAGCATGCACTCGGAAACAGTGAAAACAAGCTCGATGCGGACCGCATCAGGGTTGCCCTTGCAGCGTTTGCCGAGGATAGCTCCTCGTATGAAACGGACGTGTCGAAGGCAATCATCTGGGAGCGAATTGTTCGCGCAGCCAAGGAGGCCGGTGTTGAATATGTGTTCAGCGCTGACAATGGCCTGGATGCGTTGCTTCCAAAGGAACTGCAAGACGAGCTGACAAAAGATTTGTCACCGGACGGGGAGAGCCCGGCGGACGAGAGCGATACGAAAAAAGAAGAGGACGCCGCAAAGGACGCCGAATTCCTAGCGCTGTTGGACTCTGCTTGTGAAACCGTCGACGGAATGCTGATTGATTCGCAAATCGATAGCGCACTTGAGACGTTCGTATCTGCCCCCGACGTGGCCCCCGGATCTGGTTCGACCCAAAAAAGCGCGGAAAGCGGCAACCGGAGCGACGCGCCCTCCGACAACGAAACCGAGTTGCAAAAACAACTCAACAAAGAACGCGAGGAACGCAAGCGGCTCGAGCAAGAAGTCAACAAGAGCCGCGAACAAACCCGCAAGCACAAAGCGGCCGAACAACGCCTTCGGGCGTCGGTTGGCAAGAGCTCTGCTTTGTCGTATGGCGAGGTCGAAGGGGCCAGCACGCCAGATGCACAAACAGGCGGATCGCTTTGGGTCGGTGACCTCGCAGCGGAAGCAGCACAAGAATAGTCTGTCGGCAAAACGCATCGACAGCAAACACGTTGTAGGAGTGAACAAAATGATCGACAACAAAAACCTGATGGCAAAAGCTGACCTGGAAGTCTCCGATCTCATCGCGGACGGTGGTTACCTCCTGGCAGACCAATCGAAGAAATTCATCGTCGACGCGATCAAGCAGAGCGTCGTGCTCAAAATGATCAAGGTCGAGGGGATCAAATCTCACACGAAAATGATTCCCAAAGTCGGCCTGAACGGTCGCGTCCTGCGCCCCGGCACGAGCGGTGTTGCGCTGTCGGCCGCAGACAGGGCCAAGCCTGTGACCGACGAGGTCACCCTGACCACCAAACTGATGAAGGGCGAAATCCGCCTCAACGACGAGACTCTCGAAGACCAGGTCGAGGGCGGCCAGTTCAAAACCACCGTCATGAACATGATGACGGAGCAAGTGGCCCTCGATCTCGACGAGCTCACCGTGAACGGCGACACCACATCGACCGACACGTTCCTCGCACAGTTCAACGGACTGTTGGCGTTGGCCACATCGCACGTCGTCAACGCGGGCACGGTGCCCTTGGCAAAGAGCCACCTCAAAGCCGCTCTGAAGGCGATGCCTTCGCAGTACAATCGCAACCGCGCGCAACAGCGTTTCATGACGTCCGAAGACGGCGAGCTCGATTACCGGGACTACCTGGCCGACCGCTCCACCGCCCTCGGCGACAAGCTCATCCAAGATGACAGCGCCCTTCGCTACGGCAACCGGGCAATCCTCCCGATTCCGGTGTTCCCGGACAACCTGGGCGGCGCGACCGATTGCACAAACGTGCTGTTGACCGACCCGAAAAATGCGTACTTCGGTTTCTACCGCAAGGTAAAAATCGACACCGACCGCGACATCACAACGGGCGAGTGGATCATGGTTGCGACCGTGCGCTGCGGCCTGCAATACGTGGAAGAGGACGCCGTCGTCAAAATCACCAACGTCAAGACCCAGTAACGGCAATAGCCACTGAGTCAGGAGACGAAACGGCAATAGCCACGAACAAGGAGTTTTGACATGAGCGTAACAGCAGTCCCGGTCGGACATTTTTCCGGCCAACGCGCGATCGAAAAGAATCCAGGTGGAGATGACACCAGGGATTTGCGCGAACTTCTCAACGAGCTGATCGTTGTAGCCAACGCGGGGACACCGTCTCCCGTTACAACTGAGCAGGCCGTTGCAGCCAGCTTGGATGACATCGTGTTTGTCGCACCGGCAGACGGGACAATCACATCGCTGTACGCCAAAGCGGGTACAACCGCGGCGGCCGGCGAAAGCATGGACATCGATATCGAAATCGGCGGTGTTGCTGTCTTGACGGCTGCCCTGACTCTCGACGCCACAGCAGGTACGACAGCTCAGGAAGGTACCATCGACACGGCAGCGAATTCTTTCAGTGCGGGCGATGTGATTGAAATCACACGCGCCTACACTGCCGGCGGTACCCCGACACCGATGGCGAACACCATCGTTTCGATCGGTGTGAAACTGGAGAGCTAGGCGGTTGCTTGGCTAGCTGGATTGAACGAAACAATAGAGCGGGCAATTACCCGCAAGGAGAATTGATATGGCTATCGGAACCATGACCATTGTGAACCGTGTCGACTTCGGCAAGGGCGAGAAAAACATCAAAGTGAGTTTTGCCGGAGACGGCGCGTATACCACTGGCGGGACTGTCGGCGCTGACGTGCTGGCCGCACTGCAACTGGCGATCAAAACGGCCGCTGGTGTTGCGACCGACGCCAATGTGCGCGGAGCAGAAGCAGTCACGATCAAAGAAGTCGTGTGTGGCGATTGCGGGCAATACCTCGCAAGCTGGACCGGCGGAAAACTGAAGGTCCTCGACGGTGGTAGCGCTACACAAGCGGAAGTTGCCGGCGCGGTGAACCTTTCCGGTACCACGTTCAACGTGACATTCATCTGCGACTGATCTTAGCGAAGCCCTGGGCGGCCATGGCCCGAACCCCCACCGTGGTCGCCCTCGGCTTCCTTTTTTTGACTCGACGGAACATCCGTCCGAAGCAGTAAGGAGAAGAAATGATTACAGCAATTCGACTGAAAGAGCGGAACACGAGAATCGGAAATGATCTTCGTTCCTACACGAGCTCCCGTGGGAATAAATACGAGGCCGGCAACGGTGTCATTCCGAGCGCATGGCGTTTGGTGAAAAACCAAGCTGAGCTTTCTGAGGTTTCAGAGATCAACCAATTCCAAATCATGCAATTCGAGAACGAGAGTGAGTTCGAAGAATTCCTGATGAACGACATGGAGCGCGGTGTACGGGAAGGCAAGTCTGCTGTTCGTGCACAAGTGCGAAAGACAGAGAGCACAACCCCGATGAGCCGCATTTCTGATGAAGCGCGCAATTCCAAAAACAAAGAAGAAGCGGTGAAGCTTTCTGCCGCAATGTTGCGTCCGACTCCAATCGGCGAAACCGTTGTCGATGACGATGCTGGGAAGAATGCTGTCGAAGAATTTCCAGCGTCATACGAAAGCACCGTCGTGAAGCCATCGAAGCGCACCGGCCGCCGAGCAACGAAGAAAAAGAAAAGCTGATTTGATATTGGCGATTGATTCGCCCAGTGTAGTAGCAGAAGTAGGAGGGCTCTATGAGCGAGGAAGTTAGGCCGCGAAATGCGGCATACAAAGAAACCACGAACCTTTCGTTTGCTGCATTTGCGTACATGAAAGGTATGCAAATTATTCGGGCAACCGAACGTCGTGGAAGAGGAAACGTTGAGTATTCGTTTGGATTCAATGACCCAGGAGATCGGTGGGACGAGCTCAATTTCGAGTACGCGAACAGCGAATCTTCTCGGTTTGATAATTCTGTCCGAACGCTAAAACAACTCTGCAAGCGTTCCGGCCACGGCTGACGCGCTGCGTGAGCGAAGGGGCCGTCGATGACACTCCACAAAAATATTCCCCTCGAGGGAATGCACAAAGCTTACAACTGGGAATATGCAGACGCCGCCGCCCGTGTCGCTGCGAGCGGATTGACATCTGAGGACGTTGGCAAGTTTGCCAGGCAATTGAGCGATGATAGCATCTGGATGCTTTTGACCACGGCCCCCACATGGGGGGCAGTAGGTGGAAGCGGGGGCGTCACTCTGGCCACGGAGCGGGTCCATGTTGATGCAACCAATGGGGCCGACAGTGCGTCCACGACAGGGGCCCTGACTGACCCGTATCAAACCCTCGCGTATGCGGCCGCGCAACAGCCTAACCCGACAGACCAGGCTGAATATGGCACCGAGTGTTTGTTCGTTCTTGAGCCGGGGATATATGCCGGCGATGTGACTTTGCCATATCGCTCCGGTGTATCCATCCAGGGGGAGCTCGCCACAATTACCGGCGATATCTACTGGAGCCAAGATCCGGACATGATGTTTGCGTATCCTGGGATTCCGACCTCGTTGTACGGCCGTGCAGCATTGAAAATCGGAAGTCCTACGAGTAACCCGATCCGCATCACTGGCGACATCATTTCACAAAACGTAAACCCGTCTTTGACACAGGAAGTCGGCGACAAATATTTCATTGCGAACCGCATGGTGCTCGAAGGTTCATTCATGAATCTTGCATCAGGTGGAACGACATCTGCAAATGAAGCCACTGGGCCGGTCCATACGATTTGGGATTTGTGCCAATTCCCGACAGCAGCAACAGTGATCTTTGCCGAAGGTGAGTCTGGTACGTTTGGAAAAAACCAGATCTATTTGAACGCACGCAATTGCTACATGGTTTCTCGTGTGTGCGGCAACATCGAAATCGATCATTTGAACGGCGTTGGGATCTACAAATTTGACAAAGCATCAGGGCGCCCTGGCGGGGTGGCGACTACGTCATATGATGGCAACATCGGCGGCTCGACCTATAAAGGCGCACTCGGCATGGTTAATTGTGTAAACCTCGGGGGCGGTGCATTTTTCGATTTTGGAATCGAAGGTGCAAATGCGTACACCGTTAATGATGTCTGGATGGACGACCACTCCTGGGGAGCGATCGAAGACGACACGAGTTTCGTTGGTTTCACTGATCCACAACCATGCTCGTTGTCTCGTGACAAGTGGAAATGGGGGTCGGCTCGGATCATCTGGCTCGACAAAACAGATGGTCTGAGCAACAGCAAGGGTACAGGCAGCGCGGCATCCCCGTATAAGACAATCACCGAGGTTTTTGACTTCTTGAATATCGAGGCGACCGAGGACGATTACACTGTGATGATTGCCCCGGGCACCTATGATTGCTCCGGCTTGACGCTTGAACAGCGAGATAAAATCACATTTGTTGCACTGGGTGAAGTCGAATTTTCTGGCACGTTTCAATACGAGGCTAATGGCGGCGTTGGTTCTGATGCAAATATTTCATTTGTCGGACAAGGCACAACAGACGGGCGTGGGCGACCATCTTTTCAGCTTGACGGGTTTACAGCGCAAAACGCTGTCGCATCGTCAGGTATGGTGACTGTTGTACTGAACGCCTCTGATGCATGGTTCCAGGGGGCAATTCAAGCACTTGCGTCTGGCTCGTCCTATGGTTCATCGACTGTTTCTATCGAGGCTAGAATTAAGCGGTGCAGCCTCACTGGGACATCGACAAGCAGCATGACCGGTGGGATGTGGGAGAGCTCTGGTGTCGACAATCCGTTGTTTATGCGTGTTGAAGATAGTTATTTTCAGCATCGTGTTTCGGGGATCACGTTCATGGATATGTATGACTGCAAGTTGTTGTCGTTGTACATGGGGCCAGAATACAACCCGTATGATGGTAGCTCCGGGTATGGCGGTGCTTTTGCATACTGGGAATTCGGGTGGTTTGGGATTATCGGGGTAGAGGGCTTGCCTGAAACAACAGGTGAAATTGTTTTTGAAGTGCCAGCATCGCTTCCATTTTTTGCAAAAAGTAAACTTCCGCTTGACGGGAAAACCCTGAACTACATTGCAAAAATGGGTTTCAACTCTCTGCCTTGGACAGGTTTTGATGCAGATGGATATCGCCTCGTTGTCGACGGACGAGTATTCGGAAGTGACGGAATCGCAATCGGTTATGGCGCAGGGATGAGCATGCATGATTGCACAGAACACAGCGTCGGAATCGGGCGGAATGCACTAAACGCAATAACCGGCTCATATGGTCGCTGTGTGGCCATCGGCGAAGATTCACTGGCATTGCTGGCTTCTGGGTCTGATGACATCGCGATCGGTTGCGGTGCCCTGGATGCTTGTGTAAATGGCGATAAAAATGTCGCGACTGGCGTTGGTGCCCTTGGTGCCCTTGTCGGTGGAAACAAAAATGTTGCTGCCGGGCATGAGGCAGGCGCAGCAATAGTCGGCGCCGAGAAAACGGTTTTCGTAGGGCACCAAGCCGGGCTTACCATGACTGGACAAGATAGCACTGTCGTTGGTGGCGGTGCTGGCGATTCGGCAACAACGGGTGATGGCAATACGTTAGTCGGCGCGGACTCTGGGCATTCCATAGGGGTTGGCGCGGATAACACGTATCTCGGTAAAAATGCAGGCGGTTCAGCGCTTGATTTGTCCGATTGCGTTGCACTCGGCAAAGATGCCGGTGAACTGAATGAATATGATGAGCGCTTGTGTATTGGGGCAGGCACCTCACCGCTGATTGGTGGCCGCTTCGATGACGAGACAGTCGGGGTGGCATGCAACACCAAGGGGACAGACGGGCCGCATGCTTCATTTGATACCGGTGGGTCGTTTGCAGCAGGTGCGGATGAGCTATCAGGAACGTCACTCACAATCGGCAACGGCGTGGATGGCGACAAGAAATATACGGTGTATGCGAATTCCGATTCTGGTGCCTGCGCAATTACTCTTCCGCGGATCAACGAAGGAAACAGCAGGCGCATTATCGTTGTAAAAGAAGTTGGTTCGAGCGTGACAAATGGAACAACGATCACGCCGAATGCAGCCGATTATATCGAGGGCAATGCTGTCGGTGTGGCGATCACTCTGTCGACGGCAAATCAGACTTCGGACTCCGAACGATGGATCATGTTGCAAGCGATCGAGGGGGCGTCGAACGATTATTGGTACATAATCGGCGGCGGCGTGAGCGAGCAAAGCTATGAGTGGAGCGGGACAACGTCAGACGCAACGCCGGCTGAAATTTACGTTGATGGCGTATCGAGTGAACATGTCGTTCTCGCCGCAGAGCAAACGATCGCGCTGACGATCGATGTTGTTGCAAGAAAGAACACAACGAACAAAAGCAAGTTCTGGCGGCTTGACGTCGCGGCGCAGCGTGACGGATCGAACAATAGTGCACTCGTCGATACTGTTGTGAAGACGGTTCTCGTGCAGTCGGATTCATCCGGTGGGACAGACGACTGGGATATTGCTGTGACTGTGAATGATACCGACGAGACACTCGTAGTGACAGTCACCGGGGAGGCGTCCTCTTCTATTGCCTGGACGGCCAAAGCCTCCACCGTTATCAAAGCGTAATGGTGTACGGCCACAGTTGTCGTGATAGACTGGGATAGGAGGCAAAATGTACCTGACAAATCCATTGACGATTGGGCGCGGAGATAGCAGGTATGCGCTGTCTGTGCCTACTCAATTAGATGGGTTCGACAATGCTACCGACTACGTCATTCTCGGAGCAGCGGCCACCTATCGTTCGTTTGTTGTTGAATATGTTGTCGAGCTCCCTGTGAGCAAGAAATCACAAATAGGGACAATCGAAATAACGCACAACGGTGTTGCTGCATCGTTGCTTCGAGACGCTTATTCTTTTGATGTAGCTGAAATTTCAGGGCTCACTTTTAGTGCGGACTTGAATGCTGGAAATGTACGATTGGTTTTTACCAAATTGGCAGTCGGGGAGAACCCGACATTGTTCTACCGCGTTTCTAAGACGCCGGTGGTATAGGAGCGCGAGCAATGGCACACAAGGACTATTCACAATCTGGCGTCGGATCAACGATCGAGCTCGGCAAAGGCGGGGCAAAAATCAAAAACTCGTCGGGCGTTGTTGAAAACCGAAACAATGCAGACGATGACTATGCCGTTGTTCGCGGTGCGACGCCGGTTGCAGACAACGATCTCGCGACAAAAGCTTGGGTTGAAAAACGTTACGGAATTGCAGTCACAGGACAAATTGACGGTGGTTCCCCACCGGCAGCATCTTCGTTGGGGCGGATCTTCATTTGCACAACCGCAGGCGGTGCCTACACACTGAACTATCTGTATCGAGACACAGGCGCTGCATGGGAAGAGATCGTTCCTGTAGAGGGGCAAGTCATTGGCGTGACCGATGCGCTGACCGGCGGGACAGTTGAATTCTCGGCTGACCATTCGTACATATGGGATCTCGACAATACAGAATGGGACGACCTCGGCCCGAGTGCTGGGACAGACAGCGGGAAATACGACACTCGTACTGTGACATTGGCGCACACAGATACAGGCGCAAACAACATCGGCGCTGCTGTGCCCCTCAATGCAACCGTTGTCGGAGTAAGGGCAAACGTCACGCAGGCGTTTGACGGAACATCTCAGTCGCTGATCATTGGCGATGCAGTTGACGACGATAGGTTGATGCTTGCAGCCGAAAACGAACTTGACGAAGCTGTCTTGTTTGATGCCGTCACTGAGTACACATACGGATCGTCAACTCAGTTGGTTGCCACACTGGCGACGACAACGCCGTCACAAGGGCAGTGCAAAATCACAGTCACATTCATCCACGCATAAGATAGAAGAGCGACAGGAGTTCCGCTGATGGACGAGAAACGATATTCGCAAAAGGGCCTGGGTTCAGATGTTGAGTTTGGCAAGGGCGGCCCACGGGTCAAAGATTCTTCCGGCGTTGTAGAACATCGGGATAATGCGGACTCGGCGTATGCTATCGTCCGGGGCGGGACCCCTGTCGGCGACAACGATCTCACAACAAAAAGCTGGGTCGAGGATTATTCACCGAGGATCGAGAGCAATACTGACTACTACGTAGACGGGACAGCAGGTGATGACTCAAACGATGGGTCTGACTGGGCTAACGCAAAGAAAACATCCGACTTTTTGTACAGTGGTGGCACTGGTGCGATCGCACGCATTATCAATGCAACGGTAAACGTCTATTACAGGAATACGCTTCGCGGTGTGAATGGGACAAGGCATACCGTGCTCGATTATTTTGAGGGGACAGGGGCCCTGAATCTCATCGGCACGATGACCTCACTTGAGACATTCACAATCACGGGGTACGACAACGATCCAACGAACATTGATGGCCGCATGTATCTTGATGCCTCTGGCGCATCGTGGACAACAGACGAACACGAAGGGCATTTTCAAAAGACTTCGTCATCGAGCACATATCGCCCGATCGCTAGCAACACAGCAACACAGCTTCGTGTGAACAATGCACCACTGTCTCCTGGTGCGACATCTGATATCTATTCCGCAACTGAGTTTTTGCCGCAGCAGGAAAACGACCCAGGTGTCGATATTTCGTATAGCAGCGGGAACTTCTTTGCGATTAAAAACAGTACATTAGAAATCTCCGTATCGAACATTGACTTCCGGAGCACAACTGAGGACGTCTACCCGGTTGTCGATAGCACTGAATCGGTGACCTTTTATTCGTGCGCAATGCGGAAGTTTGCGAGTCTGTCGTCTAGAAAGATCAGCGTTTACTACGCGTATATGAAGTTCGTCGACTGGTCAGACTGGGTCAATGTATACGATTCGAATGTTTCGCTGCTTACATGTACGATTGATGGTAACAGCCAGGGATATGGATTGTACCCGTCTGGGCGGTCGTATAGCCGTGTGTTTGGAACTTATTTCATCGATCATGTGGAAGCACTCTCTGGGGACGGAACGAATTTTTGCTACATCGGTAACAGCTCATATTTCGAAGGAAATACATACGGGGTTTTGCAGAATGCAGAGCCGATTGCATTGGACCCATGGTCGGCCGGCGGTGCCCCGACAAGGTTCAAGAACAATACAACGGCGCTCAAAACTGGTGGG